TTGACAAGTGGAAACAAACCCAAGTGTTCCAACCAACTGGAGAGGAAGCAAACAAATTGAACGCAGTCCATCGTGAAATCTTTGGACGCAACTTGCCGAACTGCTCTACCTGTGTGACGGAAGCATTGCACTCACTCTTGATATGGGCAAACCAACAACAAGAAGCACTCACCAAAGCACAACTTGCGGATGATGAGCAGAAACCAAAACGGAGAAGAAAAAATGAAAGCAACGATTGAATTCAATCTCCCTGAAGAACAAGAGGAGTTTGAAGATGCAACAAACGGATGGAAGTGGGGACACGCTATGTGGCAACTGGATCAATTCTTGAGGACAAAAGTCAAGTACGCACCTGATGACGCATCCGAAGAATCCATCAACGCCTATCAAGACGCAAGAGATGCACTCCATCGCATATTGAGTGAAGAGAATTTGGAAATGAGATGAACGCATTCAACGGGACAATGACGGACAAGGAATGCTTTGACCACGAGTTGAGCATCGGAGTTGATTTGGACAATCAAACTTACACGGAACTATTCAGGTCAACCGCAAAGGAGATATTGCAAATAACCGGAGCAAAGACCTTCCTTGATTGTGGAGGTGGAGTCGGAGCATACACTCAAGCAATGTTGGAACACAATGTGGAATGCACCTATGTTGACCTATCCAAAATACACGGAGAGTATGTCACACGCAAAATCACAAGAAACGACAACTCAACCCTTCAAGTATTCATCAAGGACTTCACTACCCAACAATGGAAAACATTTGATTTGGTAGCGTCTATTGAAGTAATGGAGCATATACCTGACGAGAAGCTCATCCCCTTTCTCACCAACTTAAAATGCAAATACTTTCACTTCTCCAGCACACCCCACAAGACGGACTTTGACGAGAAGTGGGGACATATCAACATCAAGAGCGAGGAAGAATGGGTTCAACTATTTGAGAAGTGCGGATTCAAGTTTGACCGTGCAATCTCACTCCCGACATCTTGGTCATTACTATTTACCAAATGAAGAAACACACCTTGACCTACTTAAATCACTTCGGCTATGACATCAGCGACTTCATCCCTTGCGAGGTGTGTGGAACAACTGCGGTTGACATCCATCATATTGAAGCGAGAGGAATGGGAGGGAGCAAGGAAGCCGACAACATAGAAAATCTCCAAGCATTGTGCCGTGCCTGTCACACCAAGTTTGGGGATCAAAAGCAATTCAAACAATTCCTAAAGGAAAAACACGCAGAGAAACTGAATCTGCGATAATTCTGTGATAAAATGGCAAACAATCCAAAAGCAATTGAGAACTTGAAACCTTTCAAACAAGGTGAGGATGAAAGACGGCATATGCAAGGCAGACCGCAGAAACTCATCACGCAAATGAAAGAGATTGGCTACACCAAAAGTCAGGTTGAAGATACGATGTTGTCAATGCTATCGCTATCACGCAAGGAGTTGGAGAAGATAGACAGAGGGGATGAGTACACGATAATGGAACGCACCATCGCTGGAGCATTGCTAAAGGGACACGACAAGAACTCACTCTTCAACTTGGAGATGTTACTCACACGCTCACAAGGCAAACCAAAAGAAACAATTGACCAAACAATAGAATCCAAAAATTTCACAATAACTTTGAATTTAGACAATGACAACTTACATCGGTAACGGATGGGAGAATGAGTACGGACTCAACCTATCAATCAACATCAACAAATTAAACGAAGCCATCAAGAGTGGTGAACTGGTAGTCAATCAATACGGTGATGTCCGTGTCAACTGCAACAAGATGAAAGCACCACACGAGAAGAGCAAAGCCACCCACTCACTTTCAGTTCCCAAACCACGATGAAGAAAACTTGGAGGGGGTTGGATGTTTACCCACCCATTGACGATGAGCTGAAGTTGGTTCACACCAATCAAGGTGAGTTCACTCTTGCTCGTTACATTGACGAGATGTGGATTGACGAACACACCAACAGGTTGCTTGAGGTCGTGTACTGGATGCCTATACCAATTTTGCCAAACGAATGAAGATCCTGATTCTCACCGATGGAATGAATGGTGTGGTGTATCACCGCATCTACACTCCGCACCTTCGTTTGCAGTTGGACGGACAAGCGACAATTGATGTCTGCCAATCCCAAGAGGAATGGATGACCATTGACTTCAAGTTGTACGATGTGATTGTGTTCTCCCGATGGCTCGGAAAATACCACTATGATATTCTCAAGCGGATCGCTGATGCCGGGAAACCCTATGTGATAGATGTGGATGACTATTGGGTACTCCCCAAATACAACCCGGCATATTGGGCATACAGGAAAGGAATCAAGAACGCCATCAAGGATGCCATGCACTATGCGGATGCAGTCATCACCACCACTCCGATGTTGGCGAAGGAGATACGCACCATCAACGAGAAGGTGTATGTCGTGCCGAACTGCCTTGACTTAACACACAACCAATGGTCGCAAATTAAGGAGAAAAATGAGACGGTGAAAATCGGTTGGGTTGGAGGAATCACCCACGAGGAGGACTTGAAGCTCATCGCTGATGACATCAATGCGATGGATGTGGAGTTCTACATCGTTGGTTACACTCCGAGTGAGCATTGGAACAACATCGTCAAACTGATTCCCAAAGCCAAGATTGTGGAAGGCACAAGCGTGTGGGAATATGGTGAAGTATACAAGCACTTTGACTTCGTACTTGCACCCCTTCAGGACAACCACTTCAACCAATGCAAGAGTGAGTTGAAGATTGTGGAGGCAGCAGCGTATAGCATCCCTATCATCTGCTCTGCCGTGTTCCCTTACCTTTACCACACATCAAACGATGGAGTGATATTCACCAACAAAAACAATTGGAAAGCGTCTATTGAGAAACTCATTCACGCTGGACATTCGGTGAGACAATCTATGGGACGGAGTAACTTTGACTATTGCAACACATATCACAATTTGGAACTGCACAACCTGACTCGGTTGGCGGTTTACGATAAATTATGCAAATAAACTACAAGCGACCATATGTTACCAGTTACCAACAAGCCATCCTTGATTGTGAGGAGAGGTTTACGATAACGGCAGCGAGTACAAAGACGGGAAAGACCGCATCGCACATCATATGGTTGTTTGAACAAGCTCTCAAGTGCAAGGATGGGCAATCGGTTTGGTGGGTTGCACCTGTTTACCAACAAGCGGAGATTGCATTCCGAAGGATGAAAACACAAGTGACCGATGTCAACTTCTTCCAAAGCAACGAGACCAAGTTATTGCTCACCCTTCCAACAGGATCACGCATTGAGTTTAAGTCAGGAGAGAAACCCGACAACTTGTATGGAGACGATGTGTTTGCTGCGGTCATTGATGAGGCGAGTCGTATGCGTGAGGAGTCGTGGTATGCGATGCGTTCAACCCTAACTGCCACACAAGGCAAGTGCAAACTGATTGGGAATGTCAAAGGCAAAAAGAACTGGTTCTACAAATTAGGGGAAAGGGCGAGGAGCGGAGAGAATGACTATCGCTATTTCAAAATAACCGCTTACGATGCAGTCAAGGAGGGGATTCTCAAACTTGAGGAGGTAGAACAAGCCAAGCGTGACCTTCCTGAAAATGTATTCAACGAGTTGTATCTTGCAGAACCAGCGGATGACAAGACCAACCCTTTTGGAATTGACAACATTCGCAAATGCTACCGACCTGTCTCAAGAGGTACGGTTGTCGCTTGGGGAATTGACCTTGCAAAATACTCGGATTATACCGTCATCGTTGGATTGGATGCCAACAATCAATGTGCATATGTTGACCGATTCCAAGCGGATTGGGGCATCACACAAGATAGAATCATTCGGTTGATTGGAAACACTCCAGCGTTCATTGACTCAACAGGTGTGGGTGATCCTATTGTGGAGCAAATCCAAAGGGTATGCCAAAGAGTCAAGGGATTCAAGTTTACATCACAATCCAAGCAACAACTCATTGAGGGACTGGTTCTCTGCGTTCAGCAGAACTCGGTATTCTTTCCTGAAGAACCAATCGGAAGCGAGATGGAGAACTTTGAATTTGAATACACACGAACTGGTGTGAGATACACCGCACCGACAGGACTACACGATGACTGCGTTATGGCTCTCGCATTGGCGGTGGATTGCAAGTCACACAATAGACCGGGTACTTTTTACTTTGCCTAACTCGTTACAAATTGAAACGCTATGAAATGGAATAACATAACCATATACCAACTGCAAGAGATTCACTCTTGTCGTGATATGTCTCACATTGAGAAAACAATGAACACCCTTGCCATCGTCAAAGATTGGTCAATGGACAAGGTGGAGTCAATGCCGATTGATGAGCTGACAACCGAACTGAAGAAGTTGGAGTTCCTAAACACGCTACCAACCGACAAGGTGCGATTCTCATTCCGACATCGTGGAAGGCGTTGGAAGTTGGCAAAGACAACGAACGAGATTTGCGGTCACCACTTTATTGAACTCCAGCAGGTATTCAACGGAGATATGATTGAGTCGCTTCACAAAGTGATGGCGTTGCTGACTTACGAGGTGGACTTGTTGGGACGCACAAAGAAGGTCACGGATGCACAGGCACACTATCAAGAGAAGTGTGAATTGTTCTTGTCGCTTCCAGTTACCACCGCTTACTCCTATGCAGTTTTTTTTTCGGCAGTTTATCCCAAACTATTGGAAACTATCCTAACCTATTTGAAGGAGGAGATGAACCAATTGAAACGGGAAGCGTAAGTCCATTAGCGTGGTTGGAATTAGTTGACAAGATTGTCAAAGGGGATCGGACAAAATGGGACACCATCTTGCAAATGCCGTTGATTGAGTTCCTGAACACCATTGCTTTCTACAAAGCAAAGACAAAAGAGAGGCAGAAACGATTGGAGCAGTCAGCAACAAAGGGATTCAACGCATATGTCGTGGCGTGTTTGAACGAGATGTTGTAACAAATTATAGGCAGTATTTGTTACAAATTGCCAAAATATAGGATTAGTGGCAAATGTTTGCATTCCCTATCGGGAAGATGTTTAATGTGGTTGATTCAATCCCCTTGTTTTATACCGAGCGGTATTATACCCATACACATATAACTTGCCATAAAAGGGACTAAACTATATGCTTTTGCGTATTATATCGCACTTTATCGTTGGATATTTGTGACATTATCACAAAAAATCAACCTTAAAGTTGTATATCTCATTCATTAAATCAACCTATAGGTTAACAATATATTGGTTAAACTACCCCAAAATCGGTGTAATTAACCATTGTATTATGCAATATGTGCATATTGGGTGCATTTGGGACGCACAACCCTAACCGCTATTTTCTATCGTGGCACTATCTATCACACAACAACCCAACGAGTATGCTCCAGCGTACAACGATACCAACTTTGTAATTACGGAGTCATCAGGTGGCATCTACACAAAGGACAATTTCAAGTTCATTGCAGAGGTCAAGCAAAGCACCACTTCACTCGCCAAGCTCAAAGCACCCATCTACTACGGAAGCACAAACAAGGGCGTGTTCAACATCGGACGCATCCTTGAGAATTATGTGAGTTATGATTGGAACTTCAACGATAGTGCAGCAAGTGGTTGCACAAATTCAATTATGGATTACAAGGTGGAGTTTGGCTATGAATACTCTGCATCTGCCACAGGAAGCGTGACCGAATACACCAACTTGACATCGGCAACTGGAAGCGTGTGGAACGCTGCACTCAATCCGATTGACTTGGTGAACTATGCCGGGCAATACACGATGGATGGGGATGGTTTGTTCTTGACTCCCATCCGTAGCAAGACGATTCACCGCACTCAAAAGGATTGGCTCTATGCTATCCGCAACACGGCAACAACTGCCCTTGTAACTTACTCGGACGCATCCACACAAACAATCAATCTACCATCCACAAAAGTGGTTCGCATTCCATCAGGAAGCCAATTGACAATACCGGGTGCAGCGACATATTACGACATCCAGTTAAAACTTGGGGCAACGGTTCTATCCGAAACCTACCGAGTGAACCTGATTGACGAGTGTAGCAAATACGACACAACTGACTTGTTCTTCCTCAACTCATTGGGTGGGTTTGACTCATTCCGATTCAACCGAGTGAGGCGTGACAATTACGACATCCAACGAAAGCAATTTAAGTCAAACCCATACACATTGGGTGCGACATACGGTTACACTACATCGGCATTCAAACAAAAGACCTATGACACGAATATGACTCACAAGGTCAAGATGTTTAGTAACTGGATCACCGAAGCGGAGAGCGAGTGGTTGCTTGACTTGTTTACATCTCCCGTTGTTTATGCTTACGATGGCACATTGGTTGCGGTGAACATAGACGCAACGACCTACGAAGTCAAGAAGCACATCCAAGACAATGCGTTCTTCATTGAGCTTGATATGTCATACTCCTTTGAATCAAAACGACAACGCCAATGATAGAGATTTTGGTTGATGGGCAACCTTTGGATATTCTCCAAAACCCAAGCATATTGATTCAGAGATCCATTGCTGACATCCGTGAACCTGAATCACGAGAGTCGGAGTGGACAAAGACAATAGAGATTCCCGGCACATCTGCCAACAACAAGATATTCTCTCACCTGTTTGAGGTAGAACAAACCGTCTACGGCACATCGTTCAACCCAAACATCAAAGCCGATTGCATAATCTATGCAGACGGAGTTGAGCAGTTGCGAGGATTCTTGAGATTGATTTCCATCAAGGTGGATGACTCCACACACATCACCTATGAAGTAACTTGTCACGGACAATCTGCGGACTTCTTCACGACCATCGCAGAACGCAAACTCAACCAGTTAGATTTCAGCGAATACAACCACACCTTGTCAAGTGGCAACATCATTGACTCGTGGTCAAACCAAATCTACAAGAACGGAACGACACAAGCTTTTGCTTACGGTGAAGGTTATATGTATGCGATGATAGACAAGGGGCATCCGACAAACATCGCTTTGTGGGACACAAGTCAATTTACTCCTTCGCTTTATGCAAAGACGGTGGTTGACAAAATCTTCACCAATGCCGGGTTCACCTACACAAACGATTCCTTTTTCAACTCGGATAGGTTCAAGCGGTTGGTGTTACCAGCACCATCCGCATTGACGGCAAATGCTGCGACATTGGAGTCAAGAAGATTCCGAGCGTCTCGCACAACAACGGCACAATCACTGGACCTGAACTCAATCCTTCTATTCCAAAACGATTCCACAGGTGGCAACTTTGACAATGGTGGCAATTACAACAACACTACTGGTCGGTATACTGCACCCATAGGTGGACGATATGTGTTTGATGTTGACCTTTCTATCAACTACGCATCCACCGGCTATGCACCTGTATTCCAAGAGGACATTCACTTGGTGTTTGGATTGTATGTTGACGGAGTATTGAAGCAAACAAGCACGGTCACCGTTGACTTCGGATCACCAGCATTCCAAGTGGGATTGTACTTCTCACCTTTGGCGGTGTTTACAGGCAATGTGTTGGATGTGAGATTGGCACAAGTTTATGACGATGCCAACAATTACAATTTGACCAATGCACAATTCTCTTTGGACATCGGTATTGGTTCGTTTATTGAGAGCAATCAATCAGCGTACACATACGGACTTGGAGAGACGGTTGACTTCTCTGCATTCCTAAACTCCGAAGTCAAGCAAAGCGAGATGTTTATGTCGTTTGTTAAGATGTTCAATTTGTACATTGAACCTGACAAAGACAATCCAAAGAATCTGCGATGCGTTCCACGAGATGAGTTCTTCAACGGAACTCAAATTGATTGGACTGCGAAACTTGACTACTCTCAACCTGTTGAGATTGTGCCGATGGGTGAACTGGAAGCAAACCCCTATGTCCTACAATACAAAGAGGGCAAGGATGAAGCGAATGTGTTGTATCAGGAATCGTATCAAACAACATACGGAAGTCGCACATACAAGGTTGACAACCAGTTTATCAAGAATGAGAAAAAGATTCAAATTGATTTTGCACCTACGCAAATAAATTCATATAACAACCAAAAGAACTTTGTCTTGTCGTATGTCCCCAACTATCAAGATGGTGACTTGCGGATATTGTATTTTGGTGGTGTGGTTAGTGGAGTGAATTGGAAGTTCTACGCACAATATGCGGGTGTTGGTTTGAACTACACAAATCAATTCTCAATACCATTGACCATTCACTTGGACTCAATCAGCAATCCGACATATGACATTCTTTTTGGAATGCCGAGAGAGATTGGTGTTGGTGCTGGGTACAAGTATACCAACTCAAACCTTGTCAACAATTACTACTATCGTTTCTTTAGTGAGATTACAGGATCAAACTCCAAGATTCTACGAGCTTATTTCCGCATCACTCCAAAGGATTGGCTGAACTTGTCATTCTCGGATGCTTACTTTTTTGAAGGTCAGTATTGGCGATTGAATCAAATCAGCGATTACAACCCAATTGAGGATGGGGTGTATTTGTGCGAGTTCTTGCTTCAGCAATTTATTGAACCAGCGACCATTGTCCAAAAGACAATCGGTGCGGGAACTGCAGGGCAAACCGATGCAGAGTCCGACATCTATCCCGGTGGAAACATACCAATCAAACCCGGCATCAAAGGTGTGACCGTTGGTGTAAGTCAAGGAGGAGGAGGTATAATTCAGGGAGATGGTATTGTGCAGAACAACAATCTCACCGATACATTTGCGGTTGTTTCCAAAAACACAACCTTTCAAGCGGGAACGGATGGGAGTGCTGCGATATTGTGTGATGACTTTGTAGTCACTAAACCCGACACACTCTATCTCGGCAATTACGAGATGTATCCATCATTCTTGAGTGGAGGTGCAGTTAAGACGGTAACAACTACAACAAGCGTGACCAAAGACGATTGGTTGTTCCTGTGTGATGCGACCGCTGGAGCGTTCACCGTGACTCTTCCCGATCCATCAGGATTGAGCGGAAAGCATTGGGTATTTCTCAAAACAAATTCAGCACATTCAATCACGATTGACACGGCAACTGCTGCGACAATCAACGGAGCAGACACGGAGGTCATCAACAACCACTACGAGAAGAAATGGGTTGTGTGTGATGGAACAAATTTCTACATAATAGGTAACGGATAAGATATGGCACTAACGGCAGCGATAGACCTAACGGTCAAAAAACCTGACTTCAAGTCAATGAAGTCGGAGATTAAGGAACTAACCATCCAAGCACAACAGGCGGTGATGGAGTTTGGTGAGTTTTCTCCTGAAGCCATCAAGGCAGAGAAGGCACTTGCACAAGCTCGTGACCGAATGGAGGATTTCAACGACCGAGTTAAGGCAGTAAACCCCGACAAGTTTGCTCAAATAAACACGGTTGTTCAAGGAGTTGCTCGTGGATTCCAAGCAGCACAAGGGGCAATGGCTCTCTTTGGTACTGAAAGCGAGGACTTGCAAAAGACAATGGTCAAGTTGCAAGGTGCGATGGCATTGGCTGAAGGACTTGAGGGACTTGGAAAGGTTCAACAACAATTCTCCGCTATCGCTGGGAACATCAAGGGCAATGTGTTAAAAGCTCTCCAAGCATTAGGCAAAATGTCAACCCTTGCCTTCGGTGCAATCGGTATTGCTTTGACCTTAATCATTGCCAACTTTGACAAGTTAAAAAATGCAATTTTAGGATTGATACCCGGTTTGAAAACGATTGCCAATTTTGTCGGCAATTTGGTTCAGCGGTTCACCGATTTTGTCGGGATTACTTCGGCAGCGGAAAGGGCATTGGACAAGTTAAACAAGACAACCGAAAAAAGCAATGAGCAACTTGACAGAGAGATTGCATTGCTACAAGCAAGAGGTGACCAAGTTGGTGTGTTT